CAGCTTCACCAGATGATGACCGACGCCGTGGGTGCCATGGGCGTGCTGGGTATCGTGTTCGCCTGCGGGCTGCCGGCCTGGATCATCGTCCGCGCTCTGTTTGCTTGGAGCGAATCCAAGCCGGACCGCCACATCACCGAGATCGTGGATGCGGTGCTGGATGCTAAGAGCAGGGCTGGGCGGTGATGGGCAAGCTGAAGATGCACAGGCCGCACCAGCTGCGCATGGCCAGTACCCAGTCGGTCAAGGTTGCGCAGGTGGCGCATCGGCGAATTACGGGGCGCCGGCTGCAGTCGCGGCGGCTGGAGATGTGGCTGGCCAATCCGCACTGCGCTGAGTGCGGCCGCTGGGTGATGTTCCCAGGCGGCTTTGAGCTCGATCACAAGGTGCCGCTGGGCATGGGCGGTGAGGATGTTGAGGCCAACTGCCAGATCCTCTGCGTAGACAGTCCGGACGGCAGCGAAATCGGTTGTCACCGCCGCAAAACGGGCTCCGACCTAGAGAACATGCGCTGACCCGGGGCGGGTCAAAATATAGAGAACTCGTCTCGCCGGAAACCGCCCCCGATCTCACGCGCAGAAAATCTCTGCTGTAACCGATTCGGTTACGGCCTTTGGTTACGGTTACTGAGGTTCTGGTTATGGCACTGACAAAGCAGCAGTCGCTGTACGCGGAGGCTCGCTTCGCAGGGGCTGGCCGGCGTGAGGCTGCATTGGCTGCTGGGTGTCCGGCAAAGACCGCAACGCAAGCGGCGGCCAAGCTGGAGAAACACCCAAACGTCATTGCCCACCTGGCCAGGCTCAAGCATCTGGAATCTGAAGCAACGCCTGCAGCAGGGCGCGACGCTCTGCCACCAGATGTCGAGCTGGGCGGCGAGTTCTTTGAAGACCCGAAGGAATTGCTGCGCCACGCAATGAATGATCGACGCCTGGACCCAAAGACCCGCATCCAGGCGGCAGTTGCGCTGCTCCCCTTTGAGCACCAGAAGCGCGGCGAGAGTGGCAAGAAGGAACAGCAGGCCAGCGCGGCCGAGTCCGTCGCCACCGGCCGTTTTGCGCCGGCGGCCCCGCCGACGAGACAACTCAAACTGGTGAACTGACATGCAGTGGCACACCGCATGCCCCGACTGGGCAGAACGGCTTACGGCTGGGGAAAGCATCATCCCGCCGCCGATCTACCCGGACCAGGCTGAGCAGGCACTGGCCATCTTCAAGCAATTGCGCGTGGTGGATCTGCCGGGCAAGCCGACCTTCGGCGAGTGCAGTGACGATTGGGTGTTCGACTTCGTGGCTGCCATCTTCGGCGCCTACGACGCCGAGACCGGCCAGCAGCTGATCCGTGAGTTCCTCATGCTGATCAGCAAGAAGAACACCAAGTCGACAGTCGCCGCCGGCATCATGATCACCGCCGTGATCCTCTGTTGGCGCGAGGATGAGGAGCACCTGATCCTGGCGCCCACCAAGGAGGTTGCCGACAACAGCTTTAAACCGGCAGCCGGCATGATTCGGTCGGATCCCGAGCTGGCAGCGCTGTTCCACGTCCAGGACCACGTCCGCACCATCACCCACCGGGTGACAAAAGCCAGTTTGAAAGTGGTTGCCGCGGACACCGACACGGTGTCTGGCAAGAAGGCCGGCCGCGTCCTGGTGGATGAACTCTGGCTGTTGGGGAAGAAGGCCAACGCGGCGACCATGCTGATGGAAGCCCTGGGCGGGCAGGTGTCCCGGCCCGAGGGCTGGGCGATCTTCCTGAGCACTCAGAGCGACGAACCCCCGGCCGGCGTATTCCGCGAGAAGCTCATCTACCACCGGAGCGTGCGCGACGGGAAGATTCACGACCCGCGCTCGCTGGGCATCCTGTACGAATGGCCGCCGGAAATGCTGGCCAGCAAGGCCTACCTGCAGCCTGAGAACTTCCACATCACCAACCCCAACCTGGGGCGCTCGGTGAGCCGGGAATGGCTGGAGGACCAGCTGCGGCGCAACCAGCAGAACACCGATGGCAGCTTCCAGCAGTTCCTGGCCAAGCACCTCAACGTCGAGATCGGACTGGCGCTGCGGTCGGACAACTGGGTCGGCGCCGAGTACTGGGAAGCGCAAGCCCGGCCTGACCTCACGCTGGAAAGCATCATTGAGCGTAGCGAGGTCATCACCGTTGGCATCGACGGCGGCGGCCTCGACGACCTGCTCGGTCTGGCGGTAGTCGGCCGCGAACGCAGCACGCGCCGCTGGCTTGCCTGGTGCCGCGCATGGGCTCACCCGTCGGTGCTCCAGCGTCGCAAGGAAATCGCGCCTCGCCTACTGGACTTCGCGCAGCTCGGCGACCTGGTTCTGGTCGAGCACATCGGGGAAGACGTGGCCGAGGCCGCCTCGATCGTCTGCCAGATCGACCAGGCGGGACTGCTTCACGAGGCCGGGCTCGACCCGGCAGGTATCGGGGCGATCCTCGAGGCCTTGGCCGGCATGGGTATCGACCCGGAAAAGGTTGTCGGCGTCAGCCAGGGCTGGCGGATGGGTGGGGCGATCAAGACCACTGAACGCAAGCTGGCGGAGGGCGGGTTGGTCCATGCCGACCAGCCGCTCATGGACTGGTGTTGCGGGAACGCCAAGGTGGAGCCTCGGGCCAACTCGATCCTGATCACCAAGCAAGCCAGCGGCTCAGCCAAGATCGACCCGCTCATGGCGCTGTTCAACGCCGTCTCGCTGATGGCCACTAACCCGGCCGCCCTCGACGGCATGGATGACTACCTCAACAACGGCTTCTTCGGACTCATAGGCTGACCATGGCATTCCGTTGGTTCAACCCCCGCACCTGGCGGATGTTCGGCTATACCGACCCGGCCACCGGCGACTACGTCGAAATGGACATGGAAGTCGGTGGCAAGCGCACAACGGCCGGGGTGCGCGTCACCACCACGGTGGCGCTGTCGATCAGCATGGTCTGGTCGTGCGTGAAAATCCTGTCCGAGTCCCTGAGCGGCTTGCCGCTCAAACTGTACGAGGACGCCGGCGGTGACCGCCGGCTGGTGGGTCGCACCGATCGCGCCCAGAAGCTGCTGCGCAAACCCAACCCGTTCATGACGATGCTGAACTTCCTGAAGTTCGTCGTTGTGAATATGGCGCTGCGTGGCAACGCCTTCGCGCTGATCGAGCGCAACCGCAACGGCGAACCCATCGGCCTTGTGCCGCTCGCCGCCGACTCGGTGACCATCGATACCACCGAGGACCTGCTCTACTGGGTGAAGCCCGGCGACGGTGAGCCATTTCCCGTGTCGCCCGAGAACATGCTGCACTTCAAGATCTTCAGCCTGGACGGCATCGTGGGCCTCTCGCCCATCGAATACCAGGCCGAAACCATGGGCTTGGCCAAGGCCGGCCAGCAGTGGTCGTCGCGCTTTATGCGCAAGGGTGGCTTCACCGGCGGCTACGTCATCTACGAGCAGTTCCTGACCGAGGCTCAGCAGAATCAGGTGCTGGCCAAGTTTCCCGATGTGCGCAAGGGCGACACTGATGACATCGGCAAGATGGCCATCCTGCAGGGCAACCCGAAGATCGTTCCGGCCGGCCTGAGCCAGAAGGACGCCCAGTTCATCGAGTCCCAGCAGTTCCAGGAAGAGGCCCTGGCCGGCATCTACGGCGTGCCCCTCTGGCTGGCCAACCGCGCCGGCAAAACCTCGATCATGGGTTCCAACCTTGAGCAGCAATTGATCGGCTACGTGACGTTCGGACTCAAGCCCTACGCAGATGCAGTCGAGGACGAGCTCAACGACAAGCTTTATCGCGGCTCCAGCCGATTTGTCGAGTTCGTGCTGGAGGGCCTGCAGCGGGCTGACAGCGCCGGCCGCGCCACGCTCTTTGCCGCCGCCCTCGGCGGCTCCGGCGGGTCGGGCTGGATGACCATCAACGAGGTCCGCCGCAAAGAAAACCTGCCGCCGCTCGAAGGCGCCGAATACAACCAAGTCACCCGGTGGGAGATCCAGTCCAATGCTCAGCAAACTTGATTGCCCGTTCGAGGTAAAGGCCGCGGACGACGCCGGCAACTTCGAGGGCTACGCCGCTGTGTTCGACAACGTCGACCTGGGCGATGACGTGATCCTTAAGGGCGCCTTCACCAGCGTGAAGACTGCCCGCAACGGCCGGCTGAAGCTGGCCCTGTACCACGACCTGACCCGGCTGGTGGGAACCTCTGAGTTCAGTCAGGACGAGCACGGGCTGTACCTCAAGGGCCGCGTCAACCTGGCTGTCAGCTACGCCCGCGACGCCTACGAACTGATGAAGGATGGCTCGCTGGACAGCATGTCAATCGGCTTCAACACGCTGGAGGCCGACTACCAGCAGCGCGCCGGTCGCAACGTGCGCGTCATCAAATCCGCCGAACTCTGGGAAGCATCGTTCGTGCCGTTCGGCATGAACCCGGAAGCCCAGGTGCTCAGCGTCAAGTCGGACATCCGGCTGTTCGAGAACGCCCTGCGTGAACGCATGGGCCTCTCGCAAAAGGAAGCGGCGGCTGTCGCTTCGCTCGGCTACCCCGCGCTCCGCCGTGACGGCGGCAGCGAGGCCACGGCGATCGTGGAAGAGCTGAAAGACCTTTCAACCCTGTTCGCAACCCATTTTGGAGCAACGCCATGAGCGAAGTGAAAGAACTGAAGGACTCCCTGGAACTGCAACTGAAGCAAGGCTTCCAGGGTCTGCAAGCCAAGTACGACTCCGCCATCGCCGAAGTCGAGAAGGGCAACACCGTTGCCGCAGAGCTGAAGAAAGACATCCAGAAGCAGAAGGACGAGCTGCAGAAAGTCATCGACCAGGTTCAGGACCTGGAGCAAAAGGGCGTCAAGCTGCGCGGCCAGCCGGGCGAGGGCAAGTCTTTCATCGACCTCGTTAAGGGCGACGACAGCTACAAGAATTTGCAGCAGAAGTCCGCCACGCGCGCCGAGATCGAGGTGATCAAGTCCGACCTGGCGACCATGAAGGAAACCAAGGTCACCAGCGCGGGCATCGTGGTGCCCAACTACGACCCGACCATCCAGCCCGGTATCCGCCAGGAGCTGCGCATCCGCGACCTGCTCACCACCATCCCGGTCAGCGGGCAGAGCTACAGCTACTTCAAGGAGCTGCTGCATACCCGTGGAGCGACGCCGGTGGCCGAGGGCGCGCTCAAGCCCACCAGCAACGTGACGTTTGAGACCGTGACCGACCGGGTCAAGAAGATCGCCGTGTGGATGCCGGTCACCGACGAAGCGCTGGATGACGTGCCGCAACTGCTCGGCTACATCCAGGAACTTCTGCGCTACGACCTCAAGCTGGAGGAAGAGGCGCAGATCCTCAAGGGTGACGGCACCGGCGAAAACCTGAATGGCCTGATGACCCAGGCGACCACCTACGACACGGCCCTCACCAAGGCCGGCGACACCGCCATCGACATCATGCGCCGCGCCATCTACCAAGTGCGCAAGCAGTCGAAGCTGTCGGCGGACGGCCTGGTGATGACCGAGCTGGACTGGATGAATATCGAGCTGCAAAAGGACGGCGAAAACCGCTACCTGTTCGCCAACCTGCAAGGTCTGGTCACTCCGGTTCTGTGGGGGCGTCCGGTGATCACCTCCGACAGCGTCGATGAAGGCGATGAGACAGCAGGAGGCGAGTTCCTGGTGGCCAACTTCGCTCGCTCCTCGGTCCTGTTCGACCGCATGTCGTTCCTCTTCAAGATGGGCCTGATCAACGATCAGTTCATCAAGAACGAGCGCGCGCTGCTGGTCGAGGAACGCCTGGGCCTGGGCGTGCGCCGCCGCGAGGCGCTGGTCAAAGGCCGCTTCGCGGCCTGATCCCGCAGCAAGCCAATCGAGGCCGGCCCGTCGCCGGCCTCGCCGTTTCTGGAGACAACATGAAAATCAAAGCACTGTGGGGCTTTATCGGTAACGCTCGAATTCTGGGCGCCGCGACATCCAAGGTCGTTGCGGGACAGGTGTTCGATGATGTTGACGATGAATACGGCCACGCCTTGGTAGGCAAGGGCCTGGCTGAAGAAATCATTGGTGAAGGCAAGCCCAAGGCCGGCAAGCCGGCGGCGCCGAGGGTAAGCAAGCCGGCGGCTACCAGGGAGACCGTGGCCGCAACGCCAATTCAGCCTGAGCTGACGCCTGCGGATACCGGCGCCGATGCGGCGGGTGGTGACGCCTAATGATCATCGACTGGGAAGCGCGGCCTGAGGTGCTGGAGCGGCTCAAACTCCAGGCCCGCATCGACGGCGATGAAGAGGACGAGCTGCTCAAGGGGTACGTCGAGGCTGCGCTTGCCCATGTCGAGCAGCATTGCGATCGCACGCTGGTGGTGCTGGAGCCGGGCGCCGAGCTGCAGCCTGATCAGATGGAGCTGACGCCTGACGTATGGCAGGCCGTGGTGCTGCTGGTCGCGCATTGGTATGCCACCCGCGAAGCGGTTGTGACCGGCACCATTGCATCCACGGTGCCGCTCGGTGTCGAGCGCCTGCTCTGGTATAGGAAGCGTTTCTAATGAGAGCTGGCCCGCTACGTCATCGAGCTACCCTGCAGTCTAAGCAGAGCGCCCCGGACGGGGCGGGCGGTCACGTCGACCGGTGGGTGGAACTACGGAAAGTCTGGGTTGAGATCACAGCGCCGAGCGGTCGAGTGGCAACGGTAGCGAATCAATTGCAGGCGGTTGTGAGTGCAGAGATTCGCGCTCGACCAGCCACTGACCTGACGCCTGGGCGTCGGTTGGTGCATGTCCGTCAGGGCCTTACCGCTACCTACCAAATTGAAGCCGCCCTGCCCGACAACGCGAACAGCATGCTCCGCCTGCTCTGTTCCAGCGTCCCTCACCCCTAGGAAGCGACGCATGGCCAAGCGATCCCGTGTGCGCGGCGATTTCAAGCTGCGGCGCACCCTGCGTGCCATCCACCAGACCCTGGACAACGAGCTGCGTCCTGCCATGCAGCAGGCGGCGCAGATCGTGCTCGATACCCAGCAGCAATTGATTCCCAAGGACACTGGCGCGGGCGCTGCGGCGTTGCGGGCGTTCGTGTCCAGGTCCGGCCTGGATGCGCAGATCGGCATTCGCGGCAAGAAAGACAATCGCCGCTTTTACTACCTGCGCTTCGTCGAGTACGGAACTAAGGGGTACAGCGGCAAGGTGTCCGGCAAGCGCGATCCAGCAAACAAGTCGGATGGAGCAACATTCTTTGGGTATAGCCCGGAGATCCCGGCCCAGCCGGCGCACCCCTGGCTGCGTCCCAGCTACGACCTGAACCGCGACGAAATTGTCAGGCTGATCCGTTCGGCCATCGACAGCACGTTACGCAAGGCATCCCGAGGTGGCGCATGAGTGATCCCGCACTTGCTGTGCAGCAGGCGCTGTACGAGCGGCTGAGTGCCGAACTGTCCGTACCGGTGTATGACCATGTGCCGTCGGACACGCCATATCCGTATGTCACCCTCGATTACGAGGTCAGCACCAATACAACCCCGATCAGCGGCCGGCGCCGGGCGCAGCGCCTGATCTACCTCACGGTCTGGAGCAATTACGCCGGCCAGGCCGAGGTCAAGCGCATCAATGGCGAGATCTACGCCGCGCTCGATCGCCGGCCCC